CGACTGTAGATAATATCAGGGTCAGCACTGCCGAAGTGGTCGTAGAGGAAGAGATTCCATTTTTTGAGAGTTTTGTCATATGCTTTTTGTAATGTGTCCTTGGTGTGTTCTCCAAGATGTAATGCTTGACCAGTAGCTACAGACATTAGTCCTAAAGCTGTTCTTCTATTGGATTCCTCTAGAGGTATATAACCTACACGCTCGTTTTTGTCTAAAAAGTGTGTTGCTAACTGCCTAGTAAGGGTTGATTTACCTTGACCTGTACCTGCTGAAATTACGGTTAGTTCTCCGAATCTACAGCCATGAGTCATACGTTGCAATCCTGCAAATGAATACTCAAAGTCACATGGTGGACTAGGGTTAGTAACTAATTCTAGTAGTGATTGACCATCTACAATTCCGTCCGGTTGGTAGGGAGAAGCATTCCAAATAGCTTTCCTAATTGCTTCAGCATCGTTATTTTGCAATGCGTCAGAAGCATCCTTATACGGATCTGGTAAATGTGCAATCTTAACTTTGCCAGACGGTAAAAGAGCAGCAACTGATTCCGTCGCTTGCTTACCGGCTTGGTCTTTATCGAAGAAAAGGACAATTTCTTCATAACCTTGAAAAAGCTGAAGTTGTTTTTGTATATCCTTTTTTGCTGACGCAGCTCCATGAGGAAGTGAGATATGCGCCCAGTTGGGGTAAGCCTCCCAGCCCGATAGTGCATCAAGCTCGCCTTCGTAGACCATAAGGCGTTTACCAGTAGAAGGAATAAGAGACTGACCAAAAAGAGTGTCAGTAGTATTACCTTCATACTTAAAGTCTTTTAATTTTGTTTTTGTTTTAAATCCTTGAAGTGTTCTGTCACTGCTGTAATAAGGGAAGCGTAAAAGTTCTCCGTCCCTGTAGACTTTGTAGTGTTGACAGGTTGCTTCACTGATGTTTCGTTTATGCAGCCTTTGGGCTGATCCTGTGAATTGAACATTGGTGGGCATGTGATTGTGATTATCTTGTGTCGTAAATGTTTGACAACTAAAGCAATATGTATTTCCGTCGCTGTAAATAGCCTTCGCATCAGAAGAGCCGCATACTTCACACGGCTCATGTCTTAAAAATTCTGCTGTCATTTCAACCAATCAACTGGTATGCAGTGTGCAGCGCACCATTTAATTGAGTATCGTTCACACCACTTTGCATAAGTTGTTTTACTTTTCTTAGAGATCCTTTTGTATGGATCTTGAAAGACCATGCGAAGGTCAATCGTTGGGTTATCTTTTATGACTTGTCTTATCTTTCGCCTAGATGGTGGATCCCAATATCCTTTTACCTCTAGGATTACTCCATTGTCTGGTAATACAAAGTCAGGAGTATAGCTGTGTTGAATTGTGTAAGGGTAGGACGCTTCCTCATATTCATAGTCAACGCCCAAACTTACTAATAGATCAGCTACTTTCTCTTCAAGTCCTGATCGGAAAGCCATTAGAAGTCGTCTTCTACTGAACTAGGCGTCGTATCAGGTACAACGTTTGGTTCAGATGTTTTAAATCCAGCAGTATTACCAAACAGCTCAGCTGCTCCTGCTTCATCTAAATCACCTACATCTACACCTACCTCTGATTGAATACTCACTATCTGTACTCCAGATAACTTAAGAGATGTGCCGTAGGTTACGCCGTCCCTGAGTATGTATGGTTTCTGTGTGAATCCAAGCTTAACCTTACTGCCTGAATATACTGGTGTATCTGTATTTGTTATTGGTGTACCTTCAGTGTCTACTACTGGAGGTCTTTTCTCTTCAGCCCAAGAAAACTTTATTAGATATTTACCTTCTGATACCTCCTCCCATGGAGTTGGTTTAAGTGTAGATCTTTTAGGATTCTTAAGTTTACTCTCTGCCCACTTAAGGCAGTCCTCTCTTTCACTCTCTAGCTTGGAGATTAAATCCTCTCCTACTATCGCCTTTAGAGAATAGCCAAACTTACTTGGCTTTAACACAGCCTGATAACCTTCAAGGGTTACAGGTTCTGGGGTGACATGTATGTTTCTCATTAACAGAAAAAATATTGTGAATCAATTACGGCTTCTGGTTTTAAGTCGCCAATAATCGGTGGTTGTTCTTCAGCTCCTATTGCTAGGGCGAAGTCGGTTAGTGGTTCA